GAAATGGGCCTGCCATGATGGTTCCTTAGTTGCTAGGGGTTGGGTCGGTCGGGGTGACTTCGGGCGCTACAGGGGCTTCTGGGGCGCTCTGTGGGGCTTCTGCCGGTGCTGGTGCTACAGGAGCAGAGGCTACTGCCGTCCAGCGTCCATCGCCAGGGTCGGCGGCGAGGGCGTAGGACTGTCCAGGCTGAACGACGAGGACGTTGCCGTCTGCGTCGAGCAGGTTGGGGTAGATGCGCTCTTGGCTGTCAGTGAAGGTGAACATGGGGCTCCTTACGAGATGTACGAGTTCGAGGCGGTGATTTCGATGACCGACACGCGCACGGTGGAGACCACCTGCGTCACCTGTGCAGATCCGTTGATTTGCTTGGGGTAGTAGACGACTACGTCGATGTCATCGCCGCCGCTTGTGGAGCCTTCGCCCCACTGGANGATGGGCCCGTTGCCGCCGCAGTTCTTCGAGGCGCGGATGGCGTTGGTGAAACTGTCGATGAAGGCNTCAGCGTCTGCGCCAGCGTCCTCGGTCTTGCGCTTGGTCGAGCGNAAGATGCAGGTGAAGACCACCTCGTAGGTGATTTCCTTGCCGCCACCCGTNGCGCCGGTGAGCTCGATGCGCTTCTCGCGCTGGCTCTCGATGTAGGGGTAGACGATAGCGCCGGACTGATGCCCAGGGTCTTCGTTGGCGTAGAACTCGCCCTCAGGCGTGAACTTGGCGGGGAAGGTCTTGACGCTTCCGAGGTGCGTGATGCCGGCGGCGTTGAGGTAGTTGACGAACTGGGTGCGTACTGTCTCGCGGCTCATTGGCGACCACTGATGACCTTGAAGGGCTCAAGCAGAACCTCACCTCGCAGTTCGTCCTCGTAGGAGGTTTCGCTACGGGCCGAGATAGCCGAGGGCTCGCCGATGTCGTTGATGACCAGACCGCCTTGTCCGCGCTCCTTGACCATCGCCACGATGAAGTGGATGACCGCCTGCTTGATAGCGGCAGGCATTGTGGAGACGTTCACGCCGGATCCGTGGGGGTACTGCGTCGGGCTGGCGAGGGTGATGGTCGTTGCGGTGACTGAGGCGACCGTGACTACCTCGTCGTTCATGCCATCCCAGATGGTGAAGGTCATGCCAGGGTAGAGGCCCAGCGTGTCCGTGACGTGCAGGGTGGTAGCGCCTGCTGCGGAGGTGGCGGTGGTGAAGGTGTTGAACCAGCCGTTGATGTAGGTGTATTGACACCACATATTTGACTGATACCCCCAGCGAGCGCCTGCGATGCCGAGCGAGCCGAAATAGAGGCCCAGCGTTGTAGGGGCGGTGAGGATGAACTGGTAGCGGTCGATGGCGACGTTGCTCGATGAGATGGTGATTTCCTGCAGGCCAGAGCCAGGGCCCCAGCCGACTTGGATGTCGATCACTTCGAGGACGGGGGTGTAGGAAGGCGTGAAGGTGATGTTGCCGTCACGGTTCGGGCGATACCATCCGTTCTCCGTGTTCGAGGTGGCGTTGAGCGTTCCGAGGGGGCCGTAGCAGAAGATGTCGGCCTTGCTTGATGCTCGCTTGATGAGGTCGGAGAGGGCGCGGTCTTGAGCTACTTGGCTGGCGTTCTCGATGAGGTTGGAGAAGTCAATAGCCGAGGCGGTGGGGCTGAACTTGACCTCGTTGAGCGAGACGTACGGCTCAACGATGCCCTCAGTCTGAAAGAACGGTGCAACGACCATTTAAGCCTCTTCTAAGTTTGAGCCGTCGCACTTGCCGCAGTGGTCACGGTAGAGCGAGTTAAAGCCGCAGTCGAGGCATCGGAAGCCTCGGGCGTTGCGGAAGTTCGTGCCGGCAATAGCGAAGTCGCCGGACTTGACTAGGGCGCGAGCGGTCTGCCCGTCCACATGAAACGTGCCGTCCTTCTGGCGAGGGATTACCGCGCCTTCGTTGACGGTGACTTCTTTGAGCGCGTTGTCGGATCCAACGAGGCGCATCTCTCTCCTTTGCGACTGGGAGGGGAGCAGGGCTAGGGGAAGGGGAGTGAAACCCTAGCCCTGCTCAACCCTCGGGGGCTAGACAACGACGGCGAACAGCCTGTCTCGATGCCTAGCGACTGCTGGCTTTATCAGCCGGTGATGCCGGTGATGATGCCCGACCACGCCGGAGCGCGGAAGGCCAACGTACCGAAGGTGTACGACGAGATGTCGTAGGTGAAGCCGAGCTGAGGCCACTCGATGAGCATCGAGTCGACCACGTTGTGCGCCTCGACGGTCTGGCTCACGCCGGAGTCGGGGAACGGCAACTGCTTCTGGTGGATGACCATCGTGCCGGCAGGGATGAAGCGGTGCGTCACGAGGTCGAGCATCGTGCCGGTGGCTTCGTTGGCAACACCCGTGACCATCGCGCCAATCGACACGCCGTCGCTACCGGTCTGGTAGTTGAAGCGGTACGAGGTCGAGGAGACTGCAGTGGACTGCAGGGCCTTCGACAAGGCGCGACGAACAGCGGCGCTGACGAAGATGACCTCAGGGTCAGCCATCGTCGAGTTGTAGAGGCTCACGAGAGCGTCCTGGATGAGACCAGCAGGCTCGGTCTGCGAACCGATGGTGTTGTTGAACTGCGCCTGGTAGCCACCCGACTGCGCCAACGTGCTGATGAAGCCGTCGTAGCCCGTGCCCGAGTTCGCACCAGCGGCGTACGTGTTGTACGAGCCGTCGGTGGAGGGGTAGGTTCCGGAGATAGCGGCGAAGCTCAGCGCCGTGGTGCCCGAGGCCAGCGAAGGCGTGGTGGCCTTGTAGGTCGTACCCGAGACAACGACGTAGATGTTCACAGCAACAGCGCTGTAGGGGATGGTTCCCGTGTAGGTCACCTTGACACCCTGACCAGCAGTTGCGTTCGTCACCGTACCGGCAGACACGCCAGCAGTCTCACCGTAAGCCGAGGAGAGCGTGACGTACACAGCCGACGACGAGGTGGCAGGGAGGCCCGTGCCGGTCGTGTCGTTAGCGGCGGTGAAGGTCAAGCCCGAGGTCGACAAAGCGGTCGAGACGGCGTTCATCATGTTGCGCTCTTCGGCGAGGAAGTGCGACCAGATGAGGGCGGTGTGGCTGAGCTGACGAAGGTCGGTGTAGCCCTGACCAGCGAACTCGGCCTGGAGGCTGACGGAGTCCGAGAGGCCCTGTTCCACGAACGACTTGACAATCTTGTCAGCGGCGTAGGTGATCTTCGACGGACGGTTCAGCGAGACACCACCGAAGGAGGTGCTAGCCGAGGTCGAGGAGAAGAACGAGGACAGGTTGGCGACACCACCGACACCGGCGTTCGAGACACCAGTGATGCGACGGAACTCAAGCGCCTGGCCCTGAGCCTTGATGCGAGCGATGCTGTTGCGAAGGTACAGTTCCTTCGGGATGAGCAACGACAGGACGGGGTCGAGGTTGTACGGTACGAGGCCCGAGACACCAGAGACCGTGTTGTTCAACGGGCTGGTGAGGGTCAAGTCCTTCTGCAGGTCGGCGAGACCGTCGAGCGAGGACTGCACAGCAGCCAACTGGTCGCCCGAGACAGCCTTCGTGATTTCGCCCTGCAGCTCAGCGATGCGCGATGCAGCCGAGGCAGTCTTGACGATGCCGGTGGTAGGTGAGAACGAAATTTCCCCGCGCTTGTGAGCGTTGAGGGTGTTCGCGTGGACGGTGCTAAGGGCTGACTTGTAAGCCTCAAAGCGCTTGACCTGCTCGTCCGGCGAAAGGCCGTCGAACATCTGGTCAAGGGAAGGAGCGGCGAGTGCCATGCTGTTTCCTTTGTTAGTGGTTGGTTAGTTCGCTTCCAGGGCCCGAGCGGTGTCGAGGTACTGGTTGCGGAGTGCAGGGTCGGTGATCTGTGCGGCGAGGGCGCGGTAGCGCTGCGCTTCTACCTCACGGGCCAACACTGCGGCTGACTTGCTGGTCTGTTCACGGGTGGCGCGGAGTGCCGGCCCCCCAGGTGCAGCCATTGACTTCACTTCGTCGAGCGCGGCCTTTAGGAGTTCAATCTCCTCTGTCGCCTTGCTCAATTCAGCCTTAGCCGTCATGACTTCTTCAAGGCCCAGCGCCTTGACGATTTCGGAGCGCAGTTCGTCCTTGACCTCGGGGGTCGCCGTTTCTGCGCTTGCGTTCTTGATGAGGTCGGCTGATACGCCGAGACCGATGTAGGCCATCGTGTCGCCTTCTTTCTCTTCATCCCATCCGGTGAATGGGGCTTCGGTTTCGTTCTCTGAGGCTTCGTCAGTCCACCAGCAGAGGAATAGTTCGAGGGTCGTGAGCAGTTCGCGCACGTCGCAGATTTCGTTCTCGTCGCCTGCGACCATCTCGTCGAGTTCAGCCTTGATGGTGGCGATGAGGCCGTTGCGGATCGCTGCGAGGTCAGCCGCGTCGTGCTTCATGTCGTCGGCCTTGACCAACTCAGCGTCTGCGCCCTTCCAGTTGTCAGGAATCAAGTCCTCACGGCCCAGCGCCTTCGCACGGGTCTTGATGTGGGCCTTCGCCTGGGCTGGGTCTTTGGCGCGTCCGATGCTCTGGATGGCGTTGCGCAAGTCTTTCACGCTCTTGATGGGGAAGCCACCGCCAGGGAGTGCCTGACCAGCCTCAGCCATGTCAGCGCGTTCTGCGTCGCTGTAGTCCTTCTTGGCGAGGTCGGGCTCTGCGTCCTTCATGTCGCGGTTGTCGAGCGCCACGGGGGTCGAGACGCGCTCGGGCTCAGCGAACTCGGAGCGGCCTTCGGGCTGGTGTCCAGTACCACCGCACACGTCGCAGTCAGTCTCTTGGGTGTTGCCCTCGACGTTGGTCTTCTTGCCAGTGCCGGAGCAGGCGCGGCAGCCGAAGGGCTCGTCGCGGTTGAGCACTTCATGGCGCACTCCTGGCTCCTCGGTCATGATTGCTTCGGCGTTGAGCTCGGGGCTCTCAGCCTTCTCGATGTCGGTCACGGCTGACCCTTTCACTAGTACGCCGTCTACTGACTTGGCGATTTCGATACTGCACGACGGGTTGGCTGGTCTGTCCACCAGGCTGAGTTCGACGACAGACCCCGAGCAGATTCTTCCGCCAGGCGCTTTGTTGTCCTTGATAACTCGTGCGTTCTTGATGCCGATGGAGAAGCCCGTGTAGATGCCCTCTTCGACCATCTTGGCGGCTTGCTCGTCCACGATTTTAGCCGTGACAACGAAGCCAGAGCCCGTCTGTTCCATTTCGGTAGCCTTACCGATGGCCTTGCTCTGGTGCATCTCTCGAATGTTGCCCAATGCGAACCAGTCTGGCAACGCAGACTTAAGCCACTCGGGGTCGCAGATTTGCTGGTCGAGGTCGAGGGTGTCGTCAGATGCTAATCCCTTGACGTACATGAACCCGTCCTTACCACGCTTGGCGGTCAGGTTGCCGAGGTAGATGGACTTGATTTCGTCGGTCATTGTTCTCCTAGTTGATGACTGGAGTGACGAAGCACTCGCAGTTGGGGTGAAGTGGTGGTGCGTCGTCGCCTACGTCGTGGGGGTTCGCCTCGCCCATAGCGGCGCACTCGTCGCATGGATCGTAGGTGTTCCAGTCCCATTGGCTGATGCCAGCCGAGGTGTACGAGTCCATCGTTGCGGCGATGGCGGCTCGGTTGCCCTCGGTGGTGGCGATAACCTGCGCTCTCTCGTAGGAGAAGGCGTAGGAGTTGTAAATGCTGTCGGCGATGTCCTTGTAGGGCAGACCCTGTTCGAGCCCTTGCCCGAGGATGTCTCCAACGGCCTTGAGCGTGGTGTCAGACACGCCCTTGAGCGTCACGCCTGCGTTCTCCATGAGCGTTGCTAGGTTGCCGCCTGCGACCTTTGAGGCCGCCTGTGGGTCGCCTGGTGTCCACGAGTCCCAGTCCGTACCGTTCGCTAGTGCGCCGATGGGGGTGTCGGGAGCAAGGTCGCCGAGTTGGTCGGCTGCGTCCTGCGTTCCCACCAAACCGCCCTCAGCGTGAACGTCCGAGATGTGCTTGCCCAGGGCGGTTGTGTCCATCTTGACGTGGTTGTCCACTGCCGCCGTGGCTGCGTTCTTGTCCGAAGCGGCCTTAGCGGTGGCCTGAACCTGCGCCATGCGGATAGCGGTGTCGAGCCCTGAGATGGAGTCCTTGAGAGCCTTGTGGATCAGGGAAGCGTAGTGCGCTGATACCTTGCGCCGCCGAGCGATGAACTCGGTCTGCTCTTTGCTCGCCTTAGTAGTCGAACGTCCTTTTGGGGTATCAGTTATCTGCGCTTTCAAGACTGCGGCCTCTTTAAGCGTGTGGTACTTGAACTCGAACTCCCGTGAGCGTGGCTTGCTGGCGAACTTGGCGAACGCCTTAGCCTCCTGCGCCCTTAGCGAATCGTGCGGCGCTTCGCTCGGACTCGGGCTTTCTTGACCGACTCCTTGCGCACCTTCGCCGCTTTGACCTTCGCTGCTTTGGCTGTCTGACTCACTGGGGGTCTCCTTCTGTCCGATGGTTTCGCCCGTGGTGTCCACTTCGAGCAGACCCTTAAGGAACTGGATGGTGGTTCCTGCGACGATGAACGGTTCGTCGGCTTCGGGCATCTCGTAGAGCGCCTGACCGAGTTCGCCCTGTACGTCGTTGAGGGTCTTCTGACCCGAGAACAGCGAGATTTGCAAAGCCTGCGCCTGCTCCTTAGCGGTCTGAGCGTTGGCTCGGTTCTGCATTACGAACGAGACGTTGAGGTCGGCGTTGAGGTAGCGACGGCTCAGGGAGTTGATTACGTCCGTGACGTACATCTCCATCGGGCGAGTTGAGACGCTCTCGGACGATTCGTTCTCGCCCTCCATCTGTCCCTTGCCACCGCCGAGACCAGCACGAGCCACGACACCGAGGGCCGAGGGGCTAACACCGAAGATGGCGGCGATGCGCTTGATGATGAACTCGTCGTAGTCGGACTTGAATCGCTCGTCCTGCGAGGGCATGGCGATAGGGTCGAACCCGTCGGGCAGAACCTTGATGCGGTGACGCTCGGCGGTGCTTCCCGTCAAGCGGTCATTCAGCACTCGCTCGTAGCCTGACAGTTTCTCCAGGCTGAGTTCCATCGAGTTCGTTTTCATGAACGTCGTCGGCATAGAGCCGAACTGATACTCGGCTCGCATCCACGCTTGGCGATCTAGGTAGAGCGTNGCTGCTGGGATGCACTCCTCGACGGGCGAGAAGCCATAAGGCGACCAGGTGCGGCGGTTCTTGACGTAGACGCTCATCTGGTCGGTCTTGAACTCGCCGTACTTGCCAGGGGAGTTGTAGAAGTCGCCGTCGGACTCTGGTGAGGCCACGAACTCCCCACGGGGGAAGCCCCAGAGCACCTGCTGGAACGCTGGCGATGGTGGGTGAGGCACGTCGCCTCGGTTGTCGAGCAGAATCTTGATGGTCGGTGCGTCGATGATGTCGATGCCGATGAGGTCGCCGCCGAAGTTGTAGCGAGGGTAGAGGCACAGTTGGTCGTAGACGAACACCTGCCACAGCGCCTCGGTCAGCCACTCGCTCCACGAGCGGTCACTCTGGACGTAGGGGTTCTTCCAGAAGGCCGTCAGTCGGTTGATTTCGTNGCCGTAGAGGTCTCGCCCGATGCGTGAAGCCTTAGCGTGTGAGCAGTTCTGCTCTTGCATNATCTGAGCGATGGCGCTCTCGGAGAGGTCGAACGACCAGTCTTGCTTCACGAGGTCGCCCACACGAATCTCGATGGCACGGTGAACGATGTCACACTGCTCAGCGAGAGACTTGAGGACTTGGTAGGGAACCTCGGACTGCGTAAGGTTGAGGTTCGTGGCGAC